ATGCCCGGTGACAACGGATGTACCGGCGTTGACGGTGTTGTTGTGGGTTGCGTGTACCCCAGACTTCCAGCGGTGTTTGATTGCTACCGAATCGCCAATCCAACAAGACCAGCAGGGGTGCCAAGCGGGGAAATGATCTTTAAGGGTAAACCCGGCGATACCTTCAAACTCGGGCGCAACTTGGGATAGCCTAGATTCCAAACGGCTATCGTGATTGCCCAAAGGCCAGATTAGCTGCACCGGGTAATACGCTTCTTTGGCCGCTTCTTCAATCTCTTTTAAAGCCTCTTGGCAAGCGTTTAACTCATCTTTGACGCTTGGGGTATGCTGCCATGAAATGCGAGCGTGGCGACTGATTGAAGCCCCGTCAAAGGCATCACCGTTGCATATCACTGCGACTGGTTTGAACTCATGTATCGCCCAGAGCAAACCCTTAAATGCCGTGGTTCTCATGCCAGGCCAGAAGTGGGCATCCGAAAACACCAGCACAACCCCGTTATGCACGCCAAGCTGGTGCCGGGTTCGATTGTGCTGGATTGCTTGGTAAGCACCCCTGCCGGTAAGTTTTACACCGTGCTTTGCTTCAAGCCTGCGGCGTCTACTAGCAACATTTCGCACCGTTACGCCGATTATTTCGGCGATTTTGGTAGCGCTTTTATGCTTATCCCACAATTCAATGAATTGTGCATCGGTGGTTTTTGCTGCGGTCATTGCGGCAATATCGGTATAAACTCGCCGCACCAATGCCCATCATCTGTCGGGGGCCAATGAGGGTTGTTATCCTCAAAGATGGGGCTGCGTCGGCGACATTCTCCCATCCACTCGTTTGGGGGTTTGCCGCCAAGGTTGATCCAGTAAAGGCAATCTTTACAAGTGGGTCGATCACTCATGACGCGAACCCTAAATGCTAATTGTTACACTTGTCTTTCAAAGTGCGGGCAATCTACAAAGTTTTTGAAATTGCCACCCCAACGGTTCTTGGGGTTTAGGCTTTCCCAGTATTGCCCAACTGGGATCAATGGCTCTCTTGTGCCAATCATTGCGCCGTCTTTGAAGAAGTTCAAATCCAAAGCGCAGCGCTTTAGGTGCATGGAGTTGGAGGTCTTGCTTAGACCCTTTTGGATATAAATTGCCTGCTGCTCTGGCGTGCGAAACAACTCGCCGCCAGTCACAACAAAGCCCAACTCAAAGCACTTGTCAATAAGCCTAGCAACGTCCTTTAAGAACTCTGCCTGCTCTGCAACAAGACTCACTTTGTCTCACTCAAGAACACCGCGCCAAAGGCGCAAGCAGCGGTGCCAAGCTGCACCAGCGCCTCGCCTGTGCCTGGCGGGATACCAACCAGCGGCGACACGATGTTAATCAGTAGGGCAATACCAGCCCATGAGCTAGGCTCTTTGAAGCGTTCAATAAGATATTTCACAGGAGAATCTCCAAGGTTCCGTGCAAGTCATCATCCGTTGCAGATGACACACTGACACTGATAATTGTCATGTCAAAGTAGGTTGGGATATCAAACTTTACATAATGGCCGACCGGCACGTTATACGCTTGCGCCATATACGGGGCTTCAACGCCAGGATTTTCGCCGGAAGTAACGACAAGATTGAATAGCGCATCTGGCTCACTGCAATCAACCACGCCGATCTTAGCATCCCACTCCCCCATGCCAGTTGGTGCATATGAAACAGAATTAAACCACTCATCATCTTCGCCCAAATAGAAACGATAAGTTGCCATTACTTGTCCACCTTTGCGTGAAGTTGGTCAAAAATCTTGTTCAGCATATTTTTGATCTCTGCTAAATCTTCTTTGTAGTCACTTCGCATCACATACTTGGTCGGCATCTCCTGCCGAATTTCGTGAATCTCACGGCTCATCTCGCGCAGGGTGTTCCACAATTCTTTAGCCACCCAACCCATGATCGTCAGGACGGTGCCGAGGGTGATGTCGATGAGGAGTTGGGTGTCCATGATTTAGGGGCGAAGTTGGTTTTGGTTGCCCTGAGACAGAGCGTTAAAGTTGGCCGCTTCTTTGGCTTGCTTTTTCGTTATGTAGTCTTGGCGCAATTCAGCAACCGTTTTTGCCCCTGGAATACGCAAAGCCATGTTTTCAAGCCCACGCATAACTGCGTTTGCCGTGTTGGAATAGTTTACCGCACCGGGTTGTTTAACCAAGGCATCTTTAACCGTATCTCGCAGATCAAGAATTTGTTCTCGACCGGCTTTGCCAAACAACTCAGTTAACTTATCTTCACGCTCTAACTTGTCAACCGCTTTGCGAAAATTGTCAAACTTAGTTATGCCATTAACACCAGTGGCCTGGCCTTTTAACCACTGAATGGTTTGGCCTTTAAGTTCATTGATTGCTTGCTGCCCATCTTCGCCTGCACGTTTAAGCAATCCAGTAATGTGTTGCACATCTTCTTTGGTGCTGCCAAGAACCACGTTGTCAAACACGTTGGACAGACGTACAAGGCGATCCTCGCCTTTGCTACCAACCAGTTTGGCAACCGCTGAAACATCTTCAAATTCTTTGGCAAACTGACGTCGTGCTGCGCGGGCTTCTTGGTAAAGATTTCCACCAACTCCCTCAGTCGCATCATCCATCAAGTTTTTAAGTTGACGAGCATGGGCAGAGTTTGGATATTTGCCAGCTAATTGGTAAATATCTTCCATTGTTCTGATGTTAATGGTGCCAGTGCCGTTTGGATCGTTTTTCTTCAGATTCTCATAAACGGCATTTAATACTGGATCAAGCGTTGCTCGTTCCGTTGGGCTTTTTGATTCAATAAAATCAATGATTGGTTTATATTCAACGGGGGAAAGCGTTTCGCCAGAATTATCGGCTTCTGCGTATTTTGCTTTATATTTGTTGAAAGATTTTTGATATTCTGCCATCAAAGGCTTATCAACAATCTTGCCAACATCTCGCAAATAGATTGGATCAACATCAGCAACCGTCGCTCCGGTTTCCTCAGTCAATTTTTGAAACTGGCGACCAATTGCTTCTTGCTGTTGCTGTTTAAGATTGGTTAGTGGTTTAACCAATTCAGGTTTGCTTGATTTAAGCAAATCTTGCTCAAGTTGCTGTTGCGTCAAACTTTGCAGTTGCTCGCCTTTGGTCAGCGGTATACCTTGCCGTTGGGCGCGTTCTGCACGCAACAGTGCCGCTTGGGTTTCTGCCGCCCCACCACCAGCCATCTGTTGTTCTGGAGCGCGAGCTAAGGCATTTTGCACTGTTTGAACTGCACGTTGTGCAGTTGGCCCCACTCGGGTTGCAAGTGCATTGACGCCTTGTGCAACTTGTCCGGCTTGACCAATAGCAGGTACAAACGCAGGTAGGCCGGAAGTTAAATCTCCAAGTGTTTGAAGATTGGCTTGTGCGCCTGCGCTCATTGGCACCCGCCCGCCAAGCGCCATAATGTTACCAAACGTTTGTTCTTTGGGCGTGCCAGTGATTATCTCTTGGCCCAAAGCAATCGGTGCGCCAATCAGCCCAGTCAGCCCACCATAAATGGTTCTTGCCACCGTTTCTGGGATTGCAGCAACGCGAGCGCCAAACGATGGTTCTTCAACTGTTGGTTGTGGGATTGCGCCGGGGATGTCTGCTGGCCCAACGCTGGGTTTGACTTGATACTTAGACCAAGGGCCAGCAGAAGATTGATACGCTTCCCAGGGCCCAGCCATTATAGTTTCTCCCAATTTTTGGGGTTTGCTGGATCGCCACCCTTAAATTTATACCCTTCTTGCACCGATCCAATTTTTGGAGAGCCAGAAGGCGCGGCAGAAGGTTTGCTGCTATCCCGAAACTTTTCAATTTCTTTGGCGCCTGGCCCTGCTTGCACTTCCATTGCTTTAATAGCGAGCTGTCTGGCTCGTTTTTTCTGAGCCAAAACTTCAGGACTATCGCCAATTTGAGGAAAATATTTTTTATCTTCCGTTTCAAATTCAGATTCGCCAATTACGGCGCCGGATTCTTGGCGCAAATTTGCAGTAATGAAGTTAAGTTTAGCTTGATAAACTTGTTGTTGTTGTGGGCTTGCAGTTGCTTTGTTTACAATTGCGCCAATACCATACGGAGCGCCAGCACCAATTGCAGCCCTTTCGGTGCCTTCATTTGCAAGTTTTTCAAGAATTTGATTTGCTTCTGTCATCCGTAGGCCATAGGCAGTTGATTTCCCTTGCCCTTCAGTCAAAGGCTTACCGTCGCCGCCGGTTAATGGAACAAACCTTCCTTCTGGGTTTTCTTTACTTGGTGGATAAACAAACCCGCCGCGCTCAGCGTTGTATTTGGGTTCAATTGCCTGCTGTTGCGCTAATTGAATGCGCCTGTTTTCTTGCCCAATTCTAATTTGACCTTGCCGCTCAAGTTCTCTGTTATGACGTTCTTGCTCTGCTTTTGTGGCAGCATCTAAACTACGAACAGGCTTTCCGTCAGCGCCGGTAATAATCCTTGACTCATTGGTGTATGGGTTAAAGGCAATGTAATTGCCATCGGCGTTGGTTTTAATTTCAGATTTGGCAAATTCCAAACTTTGAACTTGCTTACCATCAGCCCCAAGGATAAAAGCAACGGTTCCATCTTTGTTGATTTGTACCAACCCTTGAGGAGTTTTTTCAACCTTAAATTCTTTTTGCGAAGCGTTAAATTTGTCGATTTCAAGCTGGTGTTTTTCTCGCTCAAGTTTTTCTCTTACTTCTGCCGCACGTTTTGTTTCCGTATCTGCCGATTCTTGACGCCGCTGATCAACCAATTTATCGCGCCGTTTAACCAAATCATCTACCAGTTTGCGAGCTTTTTCCCCAGGCACATTTTCATAAGCCGCAATTTTTTGTTCTAAACCTGTAATTTCAGAATCAAATCGGTTGGTACTAACCGGCGTTTGTGCGGTGCTAGGGGCAGCAGCGCTAGGAATTGCCTTGGCAACCATAGCATTTTGAACATCTGGCCCACCAATTTGAGGTGCCAATGCGTTGCTGACAGGCATATATTGCTGCACACCAACCATAGGTTGCCCAGATTCAACAACAGGTGGTTGCGCCGCAACAGCGGGCTGAAATGGCCTTAAATTTTTTGCAGCATTTATTGCTTCTTCTTGCGCTTGATTAAAAATAAAATCCGCAAATTCTTTACCTTTAAGACCAGATTGCGCTCTTAATTTTAAGAACTCTTGGCCGGTTGGGTCGTTTTTTGCTTTTAAAATAGCTTGATTTGCAGATGATGGATTAAAACCAATAGATTTAAAATATTTTCCAGTTATGCTTTTTGGATCGTGGACTTGATTATGTATTGCTTCATACTCTTCAATAGTTTGCGCTTTTGCCATAGCTTCTGCTGATCTAGCAATTTCATCAGACAGCAATTTAGATTCAGATTCTTTAATTTGTAAACCGGTTTTTTGTCTTTCTTCTTTTGCTTTAAGAAAAGCGGAATAACCTGTTATGTCACCGGAATTAAGCAATGCTTTTGCAATTGCATCTTCATCTGTTCCAGCACTTAATAACGCATTGGTTCGGGCTACATCTTTTGCTTCAGCCCTCTGCGCCGCACCAAGCTGGTATTGAGCCAGCGCATTTTGGTTGCGTGCGCTCTGAATCTGCGCCATCTGAGCAAGATCGGCGCCATAGTCGGGCAGATTAAATTGCGGTAGTTTAATGCCGCCAGCGATCAATTCGTTAATAGGCATAATTTTGTGTCGCAGTTAGCAAATCAGATGACAATGGAGATGACCCGCCACCTCCGATTCCGTAGACATTACCGTAACCGTATTGATTGCCCAAATTCATGTTTTGCAACATATTGTTGCGTTGGTTTTGCAAATAGTAGTTGCCGTAACCTTGCAGCGCTTGGTTAAGCACATTTGACCCACCAATATAGCCAGATGCTTGGGCGTTACCGATAGCTTGGGCACCTTGTGCCTGCGCTTGCCCAAAGTTTTGCGCGGCGTTGCCAACATAGTTGGTTGCCGACTGGCCTACGCCTGCAAGAGATTGCAATGGGTTTAATTGAGCATTGCGCTCAGCTTGATAGCGATTAAAAGCGTTAGTGTATTCGTTAGACGCATAGTCTTGACCGTAACGGCCAGCCGCTTTCATTGCATTGCCAGAAATCAACCCACCGCGAGCAGCGGCTTGACGGTCTAGCGCTTTAAGTCCTTCGTTCAATCGAAACTGATAACCTGGGTCTTGCTGAAACTGATCCATGCCAAACTTCTGGTAGTTTGTTGCCAACGGAATCAGTTGGTTTAGCGCGGTCATCCCCGCTTGTCTATAAGGTTCTTGGTCAGCGCGGGTTTGGTTGTACATCCGCTCTTGCGATGCAATACCTTGCCGGGTTGCGTCAGCGGAAGTGCTTGCCGCCCTGTTGGTAGCAATCCCGCCTAATAAGGCACTTCCTGCTGTTGCTGCAACTGCATACCAAGTCATTTCATCTCTCCTTGCAGAGATTTAATTGCGCTTTTTAACTTATTACGAGAGTCAAACAGCGCTGTTTCATCTGGCTCAATTAACTCTGCCTCAATCTCATCCAAATCGGTTTTATCCGTCTTGTGGATTGTGATACCAATCGCATCAGTTGTTGCCAGCGTAACCCGTTTGGTTCCCGGCTTAGACTCCACCACATCACCTGCTTGCAACCGGCGCATACCGTTTTCAGTCCAAGCAATGATCTCGCCCATAGCGCACAAAAACAGATGATGCTGCTTGTGTACTTTGCCGATAATCAACGTGCCTGCTGGACGGAAAACCTTGCGGCAGTACATCCCCGCTTCCGAAAAGTAATGCTCGGTCGGCAATTCAGCCTGCGGCATCTGAGCCACTTCATGCTGCAATCGCTCAATTTGTTCCCTTGTGGGAACGTCGGGCATTTCAACTAATTCGGACATACAAACTAACCATATTTCCGCCACTCGTCGCGCCGGTGGTAAAGCCCATGCAACGCCAAGTTGAACCAATTGGAACTGCAACCACGGTTGTGGTGGTGCCACCAGCACTGGCATAGCGCAAATTGGCCGCTATGTTGGTATCACCTGGATCATCTGCGACGCCGGTGTAGTCGGCCAACATTGCATACGTTCCAACTGCGCCCAACGTAGTAGGTACAGTAGGCGCCGCACTCGTCCACGCCGACCCATTGCTGGTCAAGACATTGCCAGTCGTGCCGGGGCTTACGCTGAACGTAATATTAGGCGTTGCGCCACCGCTAGATGCAATTGGCGAGGTTGCCGTAACCGACGTTACGCCACCGCCCCCACCTGCTGCTGCAATCGTGATGCCGCCAGAAGCATTGGTAATAGTGACGTTTGACCCAGCGGTCAAGGTGGCTTTGGTGTAACCCGTGCCGTTACCAATCAGTAACTCACCGTTTGCTGGCGTGGTGGTCAGGCCAGTGCCGCCATTAGCCACCGGCAGCGCAGTGCCAGAGTAAGCCAGCGTTAGGGTGCCGCTACTTGTAACCGGGCTACCGCTAACCGTAAACAGTGCAGGAGCGGCGATCGCCACGCTCGTAACCGTACCGGCAGCGGCACCGGGTGGCCCAAGAATGTTATCCACAACCCAGACTTGCACATCGCTGGCATCGGTCAACTTAAACTTATAGTTGGTGCCAGGCGTCAACCAGATATTGGCCTCGCCACGCGAGTCTAGAATGATTGGGTTGGTGTTGTTGGTTGCGCCGGTCGAGTCAGTGTAGGTTACAATCGGCGTCGTGGTTCCGGCAGCGTAGGTGTATACCTTGCCGCCCGCCAAGGGATTGCCATTGGCATCAAAAAACTGTTGCTTGGCGTTTGGCGATAAACTTGCCATTACTACCTCGAAATAAAAGTCACTGTCGGCGCAGGCAAAACGTAAGAGATGCGTAGTTGGTCATTTGGTGCCAAACTAAACATCCCGTAATAGCTGCCGGTGTTGTAAAAGTTAGTGCCGTCTCGGGAATATTCTAACTTAGTAACGCCACCGCCACTAATTATTATATCCCCATAGTTTGTGCTGGTATTAACGTAGGTCGATGGGTTTCCCGTCAGGGTTACCGCTGTTGGGTTGGCTGGCACCGTGCCAGAACCAGAGGCTTGAAACAGGCTCAAGAAAAACCGAAACCACTCCCGCGAGATTAAACCAGTCTTGGGATCGGTTAGCGGAACCCTCGGCGGCGTGATAGAGGTTAGATTGTTCATCAGGCATTGGTCGGGCTAAGTATTAGTTCCGCGCCCATGATCACAACCTTATTAGGATCGGTGCCGGAAATCTCGTAAACCCGGTCGCGCAACTTCATGGTCATACCCAAACGCCGCCAAAACACCCGCTGCGAGTAGTTGCCGATCTTGCCCATTGGCGACCAATGCTCGTTTGACCAAGTGTGCCCAGCATCATCCGACCAGCGCAGCATAACCTGCGGGTTGTAGCCAGCCCAATCAGGGTAGGGCAGCGTCACCAAAGAAAACCCATCCTCGGTTGTAATCTCAAACCCAGATTGGTTGACAAGCGTATTTTCCCCGTCTGCCGGGTAAACACCCAACCCAACACCCGACTCGCAATCAAGCTGCAAGGTGTGGTGCGCCGTGCGCTTTAGGTTGTTTGCGTCAGTCGGCAAAGCACGCCACGAGCGCAGCCATTTTTGTTCGGCGCCATTGTCTGAGTAAACGTCTAGGTCAAAGCCATAGATGTTGCCGTTTTCAAAGTCCCCAACGATCACCTCGTTGTTGTAGAACATCTGGCAATTGCTGCGGTGCCGCGTAAACTGCGCCGGGTTGTAATTGGTGCCCATCGTCCAAGCACCGCGCTCGTGCCAGGCTTGAGTAGCCACATCATAGACCCAAGTGGCGTTACCGCTCGGGAAAGTTAGCACATAGAAGGAATGGCCTTCTTGCTGGTAGGTGTAGCCGATTGCATCCGAGATGGTGCCGTACTGGGCGATGGCATACTCAATGGCATGGGTGCTAATCCGCTGGCCGGTGTAGCCGGTGGAACGGTAGACAATGCCCTGCCCGCGAGCGTCTGCGCCAAGCCAAAACAAACCATTGTCCATCTTGGCAATTGAGTAGGCAGCAGCGCAGCCGATTTCGTTAAAGGCACCCTGCATCCGCTGGAAGGGAAAACCCTCAAGCGCGGCGTCATACCAAACTTCGACCGTCTTGGTGCCAAACACCCAAAGCTCGCGGTGGTCAACAATAATGCCCACTACGCCGTCTGGCGAGCCGTCAGCGCTGGCAAAATCTAATGGGTCAATCTGCGTGCCATCCAGCAGGCTAGTCACCCACAACAACTGACTGTTTGGCTCGTTGTAAACGAAATAGCCGTCCAGATAACCCACCTGCCCTGCGCCGGTAAAGTCTGGGTCATTGATCTGGCTAAATGCGGTGGTGCCCGAGTTGTAGATGTACGATGGCCCATTGCAGGCCACAAACAACTGCGTGCCGTTGTCGGTCATGCTAACCGGGCCAGTACCACTTACGTTACCAAGCAACGCCTTGTTGTAGTTGGCGTCAATCTTAAACAGTTGGGTGCCGCTTACAACGTACCCGACATTATTAAATGTCCACAGCCCACGGATTGGGCCTTGCCCCACATTAGCCAGCAGGCGCAAGCCTGGCGCTCGATTTAGAAAGGCAGGCTCTTTGCCGCCCTCGGGCACAATTTCTGGAAACAAGTTAATCATGCGGTTATCCGCAGCGTTGATGCTGCGGGCCACATACGCTGATCCCAAAATGGGAGTTTTCACCGTAGTTCAGCCCAATTTGTAATCCCGCCAGTACAAACGTAAGTGGCACCAACCGGCACGATCGCCGTTAGTTGGTTGTTCTGCCCATTAACCCCGCCAGATGCGCCAACTTGAATGCCAGATACCAGCAGCGTAGTATTTGAATTGATGTCATAAGTGGTGATTGCCACCATGATTGGCTTGGTTGTGCTGTTGGTGTAGGTGGTGCCAGATACGCGGCTAGAGAACACATTCTGCCAAGTCTGCCCATACCCCAACCCATCAGCAACGCTCGTTGCGGCAATTGAAATGCCGCCAGCGGTGTTAGTCACCGTGATGTTGGTGCCAGCGCTGATTGTGCCCAAGGTGTAGCCGGTGCCGTTGCCAATAAGCAATTGACCATTGGTCGGGGCCGTTGATACGTTGGTTCCACCGTTGGCAACCGGCAATGTGCCGGTAACGCCAGCAATCAGCGACAACCCAGTGCAGTTGGTCAACGTGCCGCTGGCAGGAGTGCCAAGCGCTGCATTGGTAAACGATGCGTTGGTGAGCGTGCGGTTGGCAAACAGATTGTTGATGGACAACTGCTTGGTGATGCTGGACTGCACAATTGGCAGC